CTAACTATTAACAATAGATTGATGTTGTAAATACTCGTCATAGATAGTCCTTAAATCCATTTCATTCTTTTTTATGCGTCTTCGCAAAGTTTTTAACTTTCTTGTTTCATATAATTCGGCAAACAGCTTTTCTATAGCTTTATCTTTTCCTTCTACGTAGCAGATGTATCTAAAATCATTAAAGCTATATAATCTCACGTCATAACCTCGCAAAAAATTATATCTTCTATATTAATGTCAATTATTCGTTCGTCAAAACGTTCAAGCTGTACAATATGTTTTTCGTAATCAATGTGGACCGGAACTACATACTTGTATAGCATGTGATGATTGTTCTTTAAAAACAGTACTTCTATTGACCAATTTCTTTTTAACGCATCTGCTAATACTATTGAATGTTCTAAAATATCATCAAATAAGTTATACATTTACTTCACCTCTTGACAACATTATACGAACAAACGTTCTTAAAATCAAGTGTTAAAAAGTGTTGTATTACATAAAAATCTATGTAATAATATTCACATGAACGATTTTCGTTCATTATTTCATTCAACTATTAGCTGTTTGACATCCCGTTTTACATCTGAATATAACAGCAACCTCGAATTTTTCGGGGTATTTTTTTATATTGAAAATAAATTTAATAAAACTATTGACTACTACGGCGATTCGTAGTATACTATGTATATAGTAAAGAAAGCAATTGAAAAGGATGGATGACAAAATGGGAAAAACTTATTGGTACAATGAAGGAACTGACACACTGTTAACTGAAAAGGAATATAAAGCAAAAATTGAAAGTGAAGCAAAAGAATGGTTAGAAGACTTGCAAGAAGATGAAGAAGAACTTGAAGAGGGTGACAAAACTAGCCTCGAAACACTCATACAGTTATCGTATGAAAACGAAAGTGATTTTGTTCCATCTGATAGCGAAGGTAATAAATTAGAAGAGTGGTAAAAATATAAAATAGAAAAGGAATGTGGTAGAAATGAGCAAAACTATGTATAAAAACGATGTAATTGAATTGATTAAAAACGCGAAAACAAATAACGAAGAACTACTATTCACAAGCGTTGAGCGTAACACACGGGAAGCAGCAACTCAGTATTTTCGTTGTCCTGAAAAACATGTTAGTGATGCAGGGGTTTATTACGGGGAAGATTTTGAATTTGATGGTTTCGAAATATTTGAAGACGATTTAATTTACACAAGATCTTATGATAAAGAGGAATTAAACTAAATGACAATTAAATTATTAGATGAATTCTTAAAAAAGCATGATTTGACGAGGTATCAGTTAAGCAAATTAACTGGTATCTCACAAAACACTTTAAAAGACCAGAACGAAAAACCGTTAAATAAATATACTGTTTCAATACTACGCTCGCTATCGTTGATTTCGGGTTTATCTGTATCAGATGTTTTGTTTGAATTAGAAGACATAGAAAAAAATTCTGACGATCTTGCAGGATTTAAACACCTGTTAGACAAGTACAAACTCTCATTTCCTGCACAAGAATTCGAATTATACTGCTTAATCAAAGAGTTTGAGTCTGCTAATATTGAAGTACTTCCTTTTACGTTCAATAGATTTGAAAACGAAGAACATGTAAATATAAAAAAAGATGTTTGTAAAGCGTTAGAAAATGCTATCACCGTGTTAAAAGAGAAGAAAAATGAGTTACTTTGATAAGTTTAAAAGGAAGTGACACTAGTGAACAATCATGTTATAGATTTGACAAATAAGAAATTTGGAAGATTAACAGTTAAAGAGTTTGTTCGTTCTGAAAATGGTAACGCGTTATGGAACTGTTTTTGTGTATGCGGCAATGAAAAAGAAGTATTAGCTCAACATTTAAAACGTGGTCATGTTCAATCTTGCGGTTGTTTAGCTAAAGAAAATGGGCGTGAATATGCTGAAAAAAATTTAAGGACAGAAACAGCACAGAAAAACGCCCTTAAAAGAAAACTAGAAGTAGACGCAGTCGATGGCACTATGAAATCAGCTTTAACTAGAAGCCTATCAGCAAGAAACAAGAGTGGGATAAAAGGCGTGCGTTGGGATGAGAAAAGAAATAAATGGGAAGCTTCTATTACCTTTCAAAAAAAATTACATTTTTTAGGCAGATTTGAAAAGAAAGATGATGCCATAAAAGCACGTAGAGATGCGGAAGATAAATACTTTAAACCGATTTTAGATAAAATGAATTGATATAACAATTACGCTAAGCTTATGTTTAGCGTGTTTTTTTGCATAAAAAAAGCCTCGATTAAACGAGGCTTTTTCTTTCTAGTTTTTTTGAATTAGTTTTTAAGTACATAAGTTTATAGAGATTTATAATACTGTTCCGTATTAATTAAGTTTTTAATCTCTTAATACTTATACTATATATTTTTTTTATTCTTTTGTCTAGTATAAAAGACGAATTTAATATAGAATATTATTATACTTAATTTAGGGAGGATGCAATTTGGGATATAATCAGATGCTTGAAACACCACCGTTAAAGAAGTTTGCTGCCTTAGGTAATTTTAATAATAAATTAATTTATTTAGCAGAAAATTTAGCAGAAAAAGAAGATTGGTATTATGAAAATCCAAATGCTAAATCGTCAAACCAAAAGTATGGAGTTCTTTTTCAATTCATCCATCATACTTTTTCAAAATGTAAAGATGAAAACTTATTAAAATTTAAAGATAATCATTGTTTGATGAACACGGGATTATTGACTCAATCTGGGGAAGAAATTTTTATGCTTTTTACTAAAAATTCTAGGCCTAATGAACAAGAATGGTTTTTCAATAGTTTTTATCGCAGTTCTGACCACGATATACCTCAAAATATGCGCGGGTCTTTACCTGAACATATTGATTATTTTGCCTCAAATCCTCAAGATATGTACTTTAATACGAAATTAAATGTACTATACAACATGGAGCATATAGTTGAAGAAAATTTTACTAGACTACCAGAAGGCATACAACAATTGGATAAGAGTATAATTATAACAATCCTTAATTCTTCTACTGAACAAATGAAAAAGAGAATACTAAGAAATAATAGACTAGTAGTCCCTCAATACTATAATAAAAGAATTATGTATCTCGCGCCTTTAAGATTTGGTAAAGATACTCTTCCTCTAGCCATCGAAAAACACATTGACTCATATCGAATAAATACAATACTTACACCTGGAATGGCCTATTGTAATGCTCGTTTAATTATGAAACCTGAAAGTAACTGGTTAAACAATAAATAGTTTAATATAAAAAAGCCCCCGCACACGCGAGGGCTTTAAACTAAATCTTTTTAACAAACTTCTTGTTAGCAGTGAGATAGTAACCGCTCTTCGTCTTCAAGCGAGGTGTCCCGCCTTTCGTTTTCCCCATCCCCGAAATCGTGAAGACTGTGCCAGCCGGAAATGTTCCGCCAGTTTTATGCTTCTCTGTAAAGTCTACTGAATTGTATAGATCACACTGTACCAGTGTTTTGATTTTTTTAGGATTTTCTGTGTAGTATGTGTTTTTGCTTGCTGGTGTGTGTGATTTTCCTGCTTTTAACTTCGCTAATAATGTTGTGTTCTGCGTTGCTGTTCCACTGTAATTTTTAATTCCGTAACTTGTCGCTAGTTTTTTGCGATTCGCAAAGCTTGAATCTAGTTTGTTTAAATTCATATAATCTACTAATCCTAGACTGTTCGTGTTCGCATTTGCGCTCGGTTTAGGAGAATTACTAGTACTAGCTCCTTTTCCAAAAGTATCAGTCCCATAGCCTTTATAATTAAATTGAAGGTGCGGATTGTCTACAAATCCAGACCAATCACCGCCCCATTCAAATCCAAGGGCCTTCGCTTTTGCCACAAATTTCTTGCCTTTATCTGAACGATAAGCGCCCCAATCAACAGTTTTAGATTTCGTCATGACGAAATCTAGCGCTTGTCCAACTAAATGATAAGAGCGCATTGTTTGAGACGCTCCGCTAGCAACATTTGCGGCTTGTTGTTCTTTCGTTCTAATTGTTTCGTAGATTAACACTTCAATCCCGTTGCTTTCAGACCAATCTAGCAATTTTCTAGCTGCCGCTTTCGTATTGTCTGCTAACTTATTTACATTTGCCAAACTTCTACTATAATAATAACTTGTCATTATTTATCATCCTCTCCATATTTTTTGCTTCGATTAGTAAATTGTTCAAATAATCCAGTACCGCCAGCTCCTGCTAATGCGCCTGCCCAAATCATCGTTGCAAGCGATCCAGAGCCGTCCAAAAACGTTGCTAATGCGCCCAGAATAGCACCAATAAGTATGCTAACAGTCGGAAGCCACTTAGACGGGACTAACTCCGTCTTCTTAATCGCCTGAACAAACACAGGTGTTACAACTACTAAAAATGTCATGTAAACTAGTAACTCTTTTCCAAACTCCATTTCTATCATCCTTTACTTCGTTATTTTGTGTTCCAACAAATCTACTTTGTGAGCTAACTTTCCGACTGATTTAGACAAGCTGTCAATTGATTGTTGTTGCTGTTTCATCATGTCATTTTGCCTATCCATCAATCGCTGTTGTTCGTTCATCGTACTTATAAATTTATCTCTCTCTTCTTTCGATTCCTTATTACGCTTCTCTCGTTCTTCCTCCACTTTTTCGCGTTCTTCTTTCATTTCTATTCTTACAATTTTTGAATCATCCCAAATTCTTTTTGTGATAATTAGTAAGATTATAAAAAGCGCTACAAAGAGCGCCGCGAAGAACATTTCTTTCGCTAAAGCATAATCAAAAACTTTTGTTAGCCCATCATACATTTTCATCATCCCCCATAAAAAATAAGCCTTGCTCGGCTTTAATCTAAAACATAAAATAATTGATTTAACGCAAAATAAGTAATGCTCGTTTCCGCTGGTATAAATCCCATCGCGTTACTTGATGAAGCATGAACACGCCCACCACTCGCTTTGTTTGTTGGTGCGTAAGCCATCGCGGTTTTCGTTGTTTGGACCTCAAAAGGAACAGAAGCGAAAGCGTTATTTGTAGAGGTCCATGCGGTTGATTTTTGCACTTGCCCCCTGAAAAAGGCAATTCTGATACCAAAGATGCAAATAATTCTAAATTGAGGAGTATTCCCTTCTGCTGTTGAATATCCAGAGTTTAATATTAAATCTTGCCACGGCATTGAGTAAAATAAATCAGCATTTACAGATAAAGTTGTTTGCCCATCTTTAGTGAAATCTAGTGAATCCCCTCTTAACATTGTTTCCTTGAGTTCACCAGAAATATTATGATCCATCAATTGCTGTGCTACTTTCACACCACCAAGTGTTGTAACATCACTTTTTAAAATAGTAGAGCCGGCACCAGTTGGCAGTACTGTAGCAGCATTAAAACCATTGTCATTCATCGTGACCGTCCCAGTGAACAAATTGCCTTCATCATCACGATAATTAATATTGTGAATAAATTCAGCGCCTGTGATACTTCCGCTCTCTACATCACCTAATTTCGCAGTAATCGCTGATAACTCCCCGACTTTTAAAGCGTTATAATCCAGAGGTATTTCTTTCCAAATTACCCCATCCCACTTAAAAACACCTGTTATAGTATTTTCCACTTCATCTATCTTGAACCACGTATCGTTTATCTTTGGAATAGCTGGCGGTAGCTCACCATAAAAAGGCTTATTGTTATCACCAGCTTTCATTAACGCGTCATTAGCTGTATCTATTGCTGTGACAGCGGAATCTTTAGCATCATTTGCTACTTGTTTTGCATCTGTTGCATTTGTATTTGCATCATTTGCTACACTTTCGGCACTACTAGCGATTTGTTGTGCTGTTTCAGCCTTATTACTTGCGATTGACGCAACTTTATTAGCATTTGTTGATACTTTCGCGTTTTCCCTCAATTGATTTATAATCGCAGGTGTAGCCGAATTAATATCAATATAATCACCAACTACACAAGTGCTTTTTGACATATCGCTATAACAAATATTTAACTCAATAACCCTTGCTTGTACTGTAATTGGAGGACTCATTTCTAAATCTACAATTCTTACAAAACTGCCTTTTCTTATTCGATGTGCTTCAAAACCATAGACTTGTTCTAACATTAAAATATTTGCTTCATATTGATATGATGGCGATGATAACTTTCTAAGTTCTAAAGTACCCCATTGTTTCAACGCTGCCGCATTTGTTATATTTTCATTTACAATCTTAGTCATTAAGTAACCTGTGCCGCTTGGGTTGTATTGCTCATTTGCTTCATCATTATAGATGTAATTCAATCCTCCATTAACAGAAGAAATGTTTAATTGTGTCCCATCAGCTTGCGTTGCGCCAAGAGGTATAAGAGCAGTCTTAATGTTCGTAAATAATACTTTCCTCGTTATTCCTTTAATGCCTGTGCCGCTCTCAATTCGAACACCTTCATTATCCCCAAACTGTTTCGCGACTTTACAATAATAGCCAACTATCCTCCCTTGAAATGTTTTTACATAAAACTTAACTTCGCAATCAAAAGCAGTACAAATTTGATGTAGGGCTTCTTGAGCTGTTATATATCCTGAGAACTCCAAATTTGCAACTGCCCCTACATTTTCTGTATCTTGAGGAATCCATCCACTCCCGCCAAGCACATATGTTAAAGCGGGACCAATATTACTATTGGAAAAAGCGCGATCTGTCACAATTACATTATTCAAATCAAAGATAAAAACATTTTCGCAAAAGATTCTTTTTTGAGGTTTCGAACTATTGTCATCTCTGATGTCTTGCACTTCAATAATTTTGAATAACAATGAATCATCGTCTAAGTCTTGAAGCATCACATAATTTCCACCTGTTAAATATTTTGAACTTTCGTCATCTGTCGAAACAGAAAACTCATAAGTTGAATCAAAATCTATAACTTTCTCGGTGTGTGAATCATTAAAATAATGAGTTCCATTTGTGGAGTCAGCAGATATGGATTTTACAATTTCTTTATTTTCATCTAATATCAATAACATTTAAACACTCCTTTAAAAAGTTCTTGGCCTAACATATACGGTCCAATCTGCCGCTTCAAACGGAGATACATTTAATATTTCTGTTGTACCACCAAATAACTTAAAAAAGTGACTTCCTATCGCTAGATTCTGCATAAAAGGAATGCCATTTTTATAAATTGTTTCTGTTTCAAAATCAAACATTAATTCATCGGATGCATGAGCTATAACTTGCGGAGCTGTGTTTGCAACAATATTTAATTTTTCAACAAGTGTATCTGTGAAAAACAAATCGCGGTTAGGGTCATGTATGCCTGATGCCGCAGCGTATATATTTAATTGAGCTAATTTTTTTGTGTATTTATTAGCGGTATCTACAAATACCTTTTTCTTCGTCCAGACAGGCTTTATATTACTATCTAGTTTGATAATTTCAGCAGTGAATTGATTACCTATTTTAGTTAAAATAAAGTAACCATAAAAATCTCTGTATTCGTTGTATGCTCCTGTTTGTACCTTTTCTGTCACTGTTTTATATTTTCCGTTAACTTTTTTTCTGGTTGATACTGTTTTGTATGTTTTAGTAACTTTCCCTGCCTCATTAAACAAATCTTTTTCAGGATAATTAGCAACATTTTGATCGCCAATAGATATTTTAACAATATTGACTTCGGTATTTGTGGCATTATCTTTTATTTGAAACGTTGCAATTTTTGCTCCTTTTTCATCAACAAGATACACTTCTAATTTACCTTGTTGCTTTTGTGCCGACGCTATGTTTTGAAGGCGCATTCTTACACGCCAGTTATCCTGCGCTTGGGGAAGAACTACTTTACTCATTGGTCCATGCCACTGTGCTCCAACACCATAATCAGATGCTCGGAATACATTTGCGGTTGAAGTGAAACTCCCATCAATAATCCCGTTATTTGCGTCTAATTGAAATGTCAAATCTGACTGTTGCATAGGTGTCCATGTAGCTAATACATTCATTGGATCGTTTAAAATTATTTCCGATGGTTTAACTGGAGTTTCTCCAGAATCTGGATCAACTCCTTCGCCAATGTATAAGTAATCCTCTTTATTCGATACAGCGATATAAGTGACATCCTGTTTTATAACTGCTCCAATTACAGGACTGGTAGGTTGCGAACCGCGAACTGGTAATTTGTTACTTTCACTAGTTAGCTCAAATTCTTCTTGTTCATAATAAATATACGGGTCTGAGCAAACAAAATTCAGCGTTGCCCGTCCGTTATATAAAAGCCTATCTAAGTCTGTAGATCCTTCAAATCGACCATAATACGTCTTTTCAGGCGCATCATCAATTACCAAAGAGCGTTCTTCTGCATCTACCTGCATCAACCAATCAGCGACAGATGTAGCCCGCTCACTTAATTCTTTAAGGTTATCTCCAACAATTTGTATTTCTAATTGTATTCCTCGTTGACCAACATTTGGGCCAAAATAAAAAGCGCCAATACGACCACTGACGCTTTCTGTATTACCTTCATTTTGAGGAAACAAAGGTGGTTTAATGTCAATTATTTCTACATGCTTATCAAATGAATGAATACCTTTGTATGTGAATCCTAAGCTCATAAAATCACCCCTTGTGCTCGATTAGTTCTGATAATACGGTTGTTTTGAATTTCTGTTATAAAATCCACCGTTTCCTCCGCCACTATACGACCCTCTAACATTGTTTTATTGACAATTTGAATTGGTTGCAATGTAACTGGTGTTTCGCTTCCTTGCACTGCTGCAGACGTCCTTGAGTAAGACGTAATTTCTTTTGTATTCGGTGTAACTGGGACTGAAATAGCAGGAGAAAGGCTTGTTAAATGTTTTTGCATTTTATAAGCTGCCAAATCAATAGTATTTAGATTCTTAAGCATTCCTACGCCAATTCCAGCTGGCACTTGTTCTCCTACCTCATCACTCATTAACCGAGAAGGCGAATGTATTTTAAGCCGCTTTTTGATTGTTGTTTCAATTGTTCTCGCTAGTTGATCCGCTTGTTTCTCAAGTGGTCCATTCATTTGCTTAAACCCCTGAATAATGCCCGCTACGGTCTGTACACCAAGTTTAGATCCAGCAGTGCGATATTCTTTTGCTTTATCGAGTTCTTTCAACCAAGAAGCATTCGCATTAGCCAAATCTTTTTTAGCTTTATCGTTCGCCGCTTTAACGGCTTTGTCCATTGCCACTTTATCATTTGCGGAAGCGTCTAAGCCCAGCTTGTTTGCATTAGCATGTTTTTTACTCCACTCAGCTTGGTATTGTTTCAGCTGTGTATCAGACATACCCGCGATTGCTTTAGCTTGTCCTGTTGCGCTTACACCCATGTTGCGTATCTCATCTATAAGCCCTTTACTAACACCGCGTTTTTTCATTTTATCAAGTTGAGCCATAAAATCTTTTTGTTGGGCTGTTTGTGATTTAAGATTTTTAGTTAAATCGCTTCCACTTGCTTTTTCTGTAACAGCAGCATCAAATAATCCAGTCTGATTATATGCGGCTTCTTGATTTGATTTAAGAGCATCGTTATAAGTCTTCTTCGCTTCGTTAATAGATTCCTTAGCTGTTTTATTTATTTTAGCTACGTTATCATAATACTTTTGTGTGCTGCTTTTTATCGACTTATTAAGCTTTGTTTTTTGAGTACTAATTTCTTTATTCGCACTTGCAATATTTAATTTGATTTGTCTTGTTTGCGCCGCATTTAAGCGATATTGCTTATTAATTTGTTTTAATTTATTAATGTACGATTGTGCGCTAATTGCGCCTGTTTTGTAATCTACTTGCACATTTGATATTTTATTACTTACATTTTTCGCATAGCTTGTTTTAGTACCTTTGGCATAATGAGGTACATTACTCAAAGCTTTAGCTGTTTTATCCCCTCGTAGCACTTCGGTACCTCGTGGTAGATTAAGAAGAACGTTACGACCTTTAGGAACAAAACTATTCCCATCCGGGGTGGTAATCATTTCTTCATAGTTGCTTCCATTGGCATCGTTAACTAATGCAGGTCCGCCTTTGTGGTTATTTGTCCCAGTTGCATAACCTACCTCTTGAATTCCGCTTGGACTTTTACCACTCGTTTTGTATGCAATAGAAATTACTTTTTGATTTTTCATGTTGAGCATATCACGCCACGAGTTTATAGCATTGTCAATAGCGTTTTTAGTAGCCTCTGCGTTGGAATTAATAACTAAATCTTTTCTATGGACAGCTATGTTGTTATAGTCGTCGACTGTTCTACTACCTCTATCTATTTTTGATAATAGGTCTCTGTTGTTTGCAAAAAGGTTTTTAAGATTCACCTTTTGTCCGTTATATTGAACAATAACATCTTTACCACTCTGAATTTTATTCCTAACATCATAGTTATTTGCTAAAAGCGTCTTTAAATCTACGTTCGTTCCGTTATAGCTAACTAACATCCCTTTAGAAGAATTCATTTTCTTTATTACATCAGAATTATCAACTACTAAAGTTTTCATTGATGGAGGTAAGTTGTCCCAAACTCCCATGTCTTGCAGAGCTTTTTGTAACGCCAGACTAGTATCTGCATTCGCAATCATACTTTTTTGTTCAGGCTTCAATTTATCCCAAATACCTAAATCTGACAACGCGTTAGCTACATGTATAGAGTCCTCATAACTGACAATTAATTTCTTTTCGTTGAAAGTCATCTTATCCCAGCGACCACTTTCAATAGTTGCTGTTGCAATAGTCTTTTTAGCATCTGTGGTTAATTTTGCTTCTTTCATGATGAATTTAAGATTATTCCAACCATCATCACTTTTAGCTAAATTGGATACGAATTCACCAACATTGTCTCTTATTTCAGAAGTTTTAGGGTCTAATACTAAGTTGTTCCATGCGGTATCTGCCATTTTTGCTCCATCGCCAATTAGCTTGCTGGCTTCGTCAGCTTTGCCCGCTTTTTCTTGTACATCACGTGTAAATTCGTCATAATCTAGTCCCATATCTTTTAATCCGCGTCGGATGTTTTTTCGCGCTACTTCATTACTTACACCTAACTTGTCGTATAACTGTTCTTGCGTTCGTATCCAAGCCGTTACACTAGATCGCACTGTTCTATTCTGATCTCTATCCAGTTGGTTCATTGCATTATTGTATGACGTTTTATCTATTAATTCTTTATCATAAGATTCTTTGAATGCTTTCTTTTGTTTCTTCGTTTCATCTGTTGTTGCTTTTGTGACTTTACCAAGATAGTCAGCTTGTTCAGTGAGTGCTTTTGTGCTTAAATTCTGCACCTCACCATTCATCGCTTTTATCAGCTGTGTTTTCTTTTTGTTGCTTAAGCCTAAACTTTCAATTTGTTCAATCTGCATATCTTTGTAAATATTGTTAACAATTTTCGATTGTTCAGATGTCATCTTGCCAGTTTTAACCGCATGAGATTGATAAATCTTTTCTATTTCTTTATATTGCGAATCTACGTTTGCCTTTCTTTCTTCTGCCCTCTTTTCAGAATCTTTCATGGCGTTGTCTAGTAACGCTTGTACAGCAGGTGAAGCTTCATCATATGCTTTCTTGAAGTCACCCAATGCATCGTCTGTATTCTTCTTAATTTCGTCCGCCATGTTTTTGAAAGCACTGACAATTTTCTCGCTGTCTTCTGTAGCGCCAGTTGCAAAGGTATCTAGTGCAAGCTTACCCTCTGATGCAAATTCATTAAATTTCACCATAGACTTATCTGCCTCGGCGCCAATGTCATAGCCCCACGTTTTCACACGTTCTTTGCTCTCTTCGATTTTGCTTATATGTTTATCTAGTGCATAAATACCCACACCAAGCAAAGCCGCACCAGCCACCGTAATAACTGCTGGTAAAGCTCCGAAAGAACCAGCTAATCCAGCCGCAGCTAAACTAGTACCTTCCACAGCAGTTGTTGTAGCGCCAAATCCAGCCGCTAAAGGAGCTAATTTACTCCCTAAACCTAACATCTTTCCTAACCCCGCAAAGCCTTTTATTAGTCCGCCAGTCATTGATACTAGTTTTTCGCCAATCCTTAGCACAGGACCTGTTGCTGCCAAAATTCCCGCCCATTTTATAATACTCTGCTGTTGTGCACCAGAAAGGTCATTAAATTTATCAATCATTTTGTTAGCCCACTCGATGATTGGAGTGAGGGCAGGCATTAATTTTTGTCCTACGTTCTGTTCTAATACTTCGAGCGAAGCTTTGAATTGATCCACACCAAATTTACCAGCTTTTCGCATATTATCAGCAACTTGTTTAGTATATCCATTTGCTTCATCAGCGCCCTTGGAATACTTACGTAATGAATCGCCTCCCGCCTCAAGCAATGTATTTACTGCCGATAGAGGTTCACGCCCAAAAACCATTGTTAAGAAGGAGTTTTTCTGTGTTTTCGTCATTTTTTTTGTTTTTTCGTTAATATCATCCAGCAAAGTTGGTAAGGTTTTCATATTGCCATTGTTATCTTCAATTGTTAATCCAACTGCTGACATAGCTTCTGCAGCTGATTTTGAGGGTTTAAGTAAACTTGTTAGCATACCGCGTAAACCAGTACCAGCTTTCTGCCCTTCAATACCACGATTCGAAAGCAAACCAACCGCAGCAGCTGTGTCTGTAAGCGAGTATCCTAGTGAATGCGAAATAGGACCAACGTAATTCATTGCTGTTCCCATATCTGAGAATCCAGCTGCTGTTTTATCAGCCACATAGGTTAGCACGTCAGCAACTTTGTTTGTATATTCCATCTGTTTGTTGGTGTCCTTAGAAATCATTCCAAACTGTTCTAGTGTTGACGTAGTAACGGACATTACTGTTTCGAAATCATCACCAGACGCACGAGCGGCATTAAAAATCGCAGGCATGGACGCCATTGTTTGGTTGATATCATAGCCTTTTTTAACCATTTCTTTCATACCGAGCATAGTTTGCTCAGAAGCTACGCCGTATTTAACGCTAGCTTTTTGCGCATAATCAAATACCTGCGTGTAACGATCGCCAAACTCTTTCGCCGATTCTTCGGATTCACGTAATAAAGAGTTAACTTCTGTTACTTCATTATCGAAATCGAGATATGCTTTGGTCGATTTAACCATTCCAGCTACAATTGGCGCCGTAAATCCAACGGTCATCGCAGTTCCAGCTTTTTTTAACTTTTGACCAGACTTTTCTAGCATATTACCGAACTTTTCAACCTTAACAATAGATGAATCTAAACCTTTAACATTAACATTTTTCTTGTTAATTTTGTCGATATTGTCCGCGGCTTTCTGACCCTTTTTCGCAAAATTGTCCATGTCTTTATCAATCTTGTTCATCTGGCTTTTATAGCCATTCTCGCGTATTTCTATATCGTAATAAATTTCTCCCGCTTTACTCATGTTGTCACCCCTCTTTCGGCTTGCTATTAGCTTTCAACGCCTTTTCTAGTCCTTCTTCATTAGAAGCAGCATCCTCAAAATACCCTCGCTTTAACATGATTCGATTTTGTTTTATTTTTTCTTTCAGCAAATGTTTTGGGACTTTACTCCGTTCAGTCATTCGAATTTCAAGAGTTGTCATAAACGGTGTATCGCCACCCAAGTTCATTAGGTATGTTCGGAACTCTGAAAAACTCATATTCGCTAATTCTTTGCGTAATCTAATACCGTAATACGACAAAAAAGAAGACTCTATTAAATCAAAGTCTTCAACTATTCCGTAATACTGTTTTCCTGTGGCTTCCCCTCGTCACTTTCCTCGCTCATATCGCTTTCAAATAATTTAGCTATAATATATTCAATAAGCCCCTCGTAGACTTTAGTTGGCAATGTTTTAGAATTGATTTCTTCTCTATCTTCTTTGCTGAAAAAAATAGCAAAAATATCATCGTTCGTTGCTACAATTCCATCTGTGATAGTCATTAACAATTCATGCATGTTTTCACTATCCGGCGTTGTATGCTCTCCATCGCTTTCGTCGCCTTTCAATTTAGGCGCAAGAACTTGTCCTAAAATTTTGGGGGCTTCATCCAAAAGCGCGCTGTACTTAATGTGTGCTTGTGCCGAAATGTCCGCATAATACTTTTTCCCGTTAATTTCCAAAGGAAGTTTTACTTCATTCTCGTTAAATTTAAATGATTTCATTTTTGTCCTCCAAATTAGTAAAAGCCCTCACTCAGAGGGCTTCGTATTTTGTTTATTAGGCAGATGTTACAGAAACAGAAACGTCATTTTTAACCGATGGTTTCACTTTGGAAGCAACTGTGATTTTAATTGCAGTTACTGTTGTAGCAACGCCTGTCACAACACCATCACTATCTACGGTTGCTTTTGCTTCATCAGATGAAGTGAAAGTTACATCTTGCGGAGCACCTGATGGCAATACGCCTGCTGTGATATTAACAGTTTCTCCTACTTTTACTGTTTTAGAGGCGCTATCTACCGTTACGCTAGTTGGTTCAATGGTAGGCGCCGGCGTAAAAACTGGTGCGCCATTAGAATTTAATGTTGCAGAAAATGAACCGATATCGTTTGCGCCACCACCACCAAAATCATTAATACCGATTGGACCAGTGATTTCATATTTAGCACCCGATGGGAGTTTCACAATAATAGTTTTTTCCGCTGAAGCTCCAACTTTGTCCCATGTTTCACGTAATTTATTTTGCCCTTCATCTGAATCATTGTATTTCCCATCTAAACCTAACTCCATTGCCATCCCTGTTTTAACCGCTCGCTCAAACTTTTCGCCAAGTGTTGTGTACTGTTCAATATTAGAATTCAAGCTAATATCTAGTGTTTCCAAATCTTTAATTAATACTCCATCACCGGTTGCTAAATTTGCATCTCTCACGAAGATTTCAATTTCTTTTACTGCATATGTTGGCATTTGCCTACATCTCCTTTTCAAATAATATTGTTAGTTGATAAATCAAACGACCATCATCGTCATAATCGACTTGTCCGCCGCTTGCTACATCTGTTGCTACTACCTTCTGATTTTGGATATTCAGCTCAGAAGGGTTTGTTAAAAGAAAGTAGTTACGTAATAAATCGTATGTTCGTTTGCATTGAATTGTGTTTTTGTCATAAATTAAAAAGCCGATGCTCTCACGAACACGACTTTGCGTTTGTACTTGCTTGTTTTGAAATGTCGGTGCTTCATTAATTACTACCATTGAATCAAGCCCCGTTTGTTTAATGAATCCAAGTGTTTTTATAGCTGGGAATGTTTTTTTGAAATGTGCTACCAAATCTTCAATCATAAACGCATCCCGCCCTCTACAATTTGGTTAATACTCTGAATTCCATAACTTACAGCCATTTCGTACCAACGTGGATTCCGACGATTTTCATAATATTGTCTGCGGGCATAAGGAGTTAAACTAAACACTCTAGCTACAATTGAATTTTTTTGGATGATAATTTTAAAATACGAACTTCGTCGTAAGTCTCCATACAAAATTGGAGTAACAGGCTGTGCTAATTCAACCAATTCTCGCCCAGCCTTTGCAGCCGTTGACAAAGCTTTATTATGAATATCATCTATGACTGCATCTTTAAAACTACTAAAGCTCATGCTCTGTCACCTCTCCTACTACAATTTCAAAATGGTGTATACTGCCATCTGGATTTGGCGGAAAAGATACGCTCTGGACTGCACCTTTAATTAAGCAATAGTCAGGAATAGCAAAAGATATATTGTCTCCTTCGTTTACAACAAAATTTAATTTGTTACAAAATAAGTTAACAACATATCTTATGTTTAGTCCTTCTTCTGTTTTATTTACGAGCTTTTCAAACTCATACCGAAACATTGATTTATTAGTCGCATCTGGTAAAAGGTTTCCAAGGTCATCACGCCCGCTATTACTAGTTATAGTAACTTCTGTATTTAGGATAGCTTCTGGAATAGGCGGTAATTGAAAGCTCATTAACAGCCACCTACTCCCGCATAAAGCCAGCTACTAGATAAAAGCAAATCCATCACTTTGTCTGGAACGTCAGGTATAAAGTTGTTCGAGTTTTGTGATTGACCACCCATAGTTAATTTACCTAGTGTAAAGTTACCAATGCCAATAAACTCACCATATTTCTTGATGTGTTCACACTGCCACGCAACAGCTTGCTTAATATCATCATCTACATTGTCAAGGTCTACGATATTAGGCATAATTTGCTTGTCAATTGCTACAGAAGCGGCTTTTATTAAATTATCCGCTTCTGTTGGTTCGATACTTAAGTTTGTTAGACTAGCTAACTCACTTGGTGTAATATACGCATTCATTTACTCACCCTCTTTGTTTTTGGGCTCCTTTTTACTCTTAGATGGTTCTTTTTCTGGTTCTTTATACTCGAACTCTTCAAAACCATCGTTTTTTAACTGCTTAATTAATACTTCATTGTCGGTATTGTATACTGCATTATCTTTTCTTAATTGCATAAATAACTCCTCCTTAAGCCACTGTAGATGCTATTACCCCATCTTTTTGTTGTTCTTTTACAAAAATATCATGATAAACACGATATTGATATAACCATCCGTCTCCTTGCCCAACAGAACCTGGTGCATGAAGGTAAATAGAAGCATGTTTAGTACCGCCAATAACAGAACCTTTATTAATTAGTAAATAATTAAGCTTCTTAGCGCCAGGCGCTGGTGTATAACCATCCGTAAAATCAAAAGTATCATAGAAACGATCTTCTGCTTCAACTTCAACAAGTTTAACTCCATCAATTCCTGTAATGCGCGTTTCTAAGCTAGAAGGCCCAATATTTTGATTAGAGATTGTTCTAGTAAAGTCTTTACTTAGCTCTAATGCAGCCATAACGTCTGGTGACACATACATAACAAGATTTTGTGTACCGTATTTTTTAACTTTTCGAATAGCTGCTTTAAGTGTACGAAAAACATTTTCTTCTGTGATTGCTTCGTCAGCAGAATGACCATTATTTTTAGCCGCTGTCGCTAACTTAGAAAAACGATAAGCGTCGACTTCTGGCGCAGCGTGCGCTGAATTAAATTCTTTTGTTACATTAGCAGCTGTTAATGCTTGCCCTGTTTCATCTACATCCATAACATCTACAAAAAACTCTACATCTCTATCAAACGTAATAGTATATGGAGTATTCGTATTTGATGCCGAACCTTCGTTATATCCTTTGTTTCTAGTGTGCGGTTTTAGTCCAGTTGTTGAAATCGTTTGTATTTTAAACGTTTTTGCGTCTAACCATAAAAGGTTAGGTGTTTCTAATTCATTTGTGTAAGTCCCAAAAACCAACTTTTGGTCCAGTTCCTTACCATACTTGTCTACATAGTTAATAGCCATTTTGCTATCTCTCCTTTTCTAATTATGAATTTAACGCTTGAATGAATGGGTCTGTAGCGCTTGGCTCACTTGCATTGCCTAGACCTGCTCCGATTGGTGGAGGCGTGTCTCTATCATCAGATTTTGCAATCCATTCCGGATATTGCTCTGCGAATTTCGCTAAGTTGTCGTCATTTCGCTCTTCATCCCCAAAAAGCTTCGTAAACGCTTCGTAACGTTCTTCTTTTACGCCGCTTTCTTTTAACTTGCTGTGCCACTCTGCAGTTTGTTCTTTCTGAACATATTCATCCAACTTCGATTGTGCTTCGTCTTTCTCTTTTTGAAGTTTTTTCAATGCCTTTTCAGATGAATCATGTTCGCCAACTTGATCGTTTAGCTGATTAATTTGGTCGTTTAACTTCGTGATTTCTTCCTCATGCGCGCTTTTGATGGTTTCAATCTCTCCATTAAATTTCTTTTTTTCAGCCGCTAAGCGATTCTTTACAATTTCATCCAGTTCTGCTTGGTTAAAATTCTTATCGTCCCCGCCTTCAGCAAAATGTTGGATGTCAAACTTGCGCTGTAAATAATTCTTCATATTTCCTCCTTTTTAAGCTCTGAGTGAGCCATCCCTGTCTATTAGTTGCCGGCAGGTAGGCAAGATTTTTATATCAAGCCAAACAAAAAAAGCGTTCATTTAGACGCTTTTATAATTTCTCTATCCAATTCTCTCTCTAAGAATCGATTGTTATTCAAATGGTCTTGCAAAGCTTCTTCCCATTGCCTTACTTTCCCAGCTGTATATTGTTTAGAAGGACCTTCTGCAAGTATATCTTTTGTTTTCCAATCGCGAATTCCGCGCTCATAGTACCGTTGCTTACTTTGAGCCTCATATTCTTCTTCATCATATGGGATAGGCTCGTCTGTTTCGTCACCTTCGAAATACGAATACAAAAAATGGTGGCAATTCGGATGAAACAAGCCATCGTTTTCCGCTTCTTGTAATGTTTTATATTCATTGCTTTCGTAGTTAACTGATAGCACTTCTCCTTGCCAAGGAGCACAACGCGGACAACTTCTTACGTGAGCTGACACTTGAACTAATTCGTGCTCATATCTTCCAAGAACACGTTTCATGGCATTTAAGCCAACATTAAAAAATGCACCTCTTGAAGCCATTTCCATATAAGCTCCTGGTCGATACTTTCTTCCAGACTGATCTATAACATTTCTTATCCCATCACCTAAAACATTAATAAGTGATGTTGCGATAGCATATTTTAAAACTCCATTGCTATCTTTTGTTTCCTTAACCACTTGTTTGTATTTGGAGGGCGCGATTTTTTGCCAATAATTAGCCATATCTTCCGAAATTTGGATAAGTGCATCGCTTTCAGATAAATAGTCGTCATTTTGCACATCAACCTCTTTCTTTTTTTGATACCTTGCTTCCATTTCGTCCTCGTATTCGTTCACGCAGTCAAGATAAACACGATACGTTAGTTTGTCTATTTTATCCATAGTTTCGTCTTTAAAACGGCTAATATGTGCTTTCAATTCCCTTTTAAATTTTATTAAACGTGACTGCTGAATGAATTTCCATTTTGTCGGATTCTTAGCACCGTACATAACATGTTTCTTTATCAGCAAAAGTAACTCTATTTCGGCGTTATTAAAGTGATTTCGTAAGATAGATGCTTCTTTTTCGAAATCAACTGGTGCATGATGATGACTCATTTAATCACCCGCCTCTCGTTTCCATTCCCCCAATTGCTTCCGGGTCCGGAACCTCTCCGATTGCGTTTTCTAAATAGATGCGTTTTACTTCCGCTTGAACCTCTTCATCTTCCCATTTTGGGTGGATTAATTTCACCTTTTCTTCTACACTCATCGCTAATGCGCTGTTCATATTGTTTAAAGTACTAGAAAGTTCATTCAAATTAACCGTCATTGGGTCTGGAAACTCAATTATTACCCTGATTTCATCACGCATTATTGCTTTTTCTTTATTGTTTGTTCCGCCAGTTAACAAATATAGGAAGTCCCAAAGCATCTGTTCGTAAACATTTTGAATAAGGCGTTTTTTCTTCTCAATTTTACGCACTGTCGCGTCTTGTAAACTCCAAATCTCGGTCGCCTTAACTTCTCTATTACCTAGATTAAAAGTAGCGGGATTATAACCAGATTTCGAAACAGCTTTCTGAGCAAAATATTCCATCGTTTCGCGATAACTACCGTCTCGGAAGTCTCCTTGCATGAATTGAATCATGTCATTTAACTTCGCACCAGCATCTAACGTTCCTTTGAACTGCATAAAGTAGTCTTCATCTACATTCATGGACCATTCTTCTTTATCTGTGCTCTTATTAACTTTTTTCCTAAACATTCGTTCGCTAGCCGCTATTTTTGTTTTTGTTTTCTCTCCTTCGCGCATATAAACAGTGAAAAAGTAATCTACTGCAAATAAATAATTAGTACATTGCGATAAGTCCGATTCCCCAAGATTAAGATGCGGGTATCTTGTGTTGCTTGGACTATTATTTATTAGATATGCGCCCATGCTTTTTAAACCAATTGATACAGAATGATTCAATTGAATATTATTCGTATCTAGATAGCTTGTAATCATTTCCGGGAGCCTCTCAGCATTGATAGGAACAGCTTTATCATTATCTATTTTAATGACAGAATATGTTACAAATCCGCCAGATAATGTATTACTTTCTTTGTCTTCCCATTGTTTTATTTCTCGACTTTCAACTAAATAATATATATCCGCTTTATTACTCGTCGGTATTTCCTCAAAAAAATTAAACCGAAATGGCTCATTGTTTTTAAAATCTATCCAAAATTGGCTAGAGCTATGAACGCTAATAGATGGTCGCCCGTTTAATATATTAATCTTTACGGCAGATACTCCGCTTCCTCCTGCCAATTCAACAATTTTTACACTCTTACTATCAAAGTTATCAATCCGTAACGCTTCTTTAAGTTGCTTAGTTAAATTTTCATCTTTACTGCCATCTGCCCCCGTAACATCAATTGTCAAAGGTTTTCCAGCAATATACTCAGCAGCTACAACAACTATCTCGTTGCCTGTCCCAGAATTCATTAACTTATCATGCACGGTAGGCACATAACCTTGAGCCCATAATGATGTTAAATAAGAGTCCTTGCTCCACTCCTTTTGATTATTTGGAATGAGCGGCAGATATTTTGGTATTAACTCCGGTTCGCTGCCATTAGGTTTTCCATTTAGCCAACCTTTAATAAAACGTGTCATTACACTCCAAACACCCATTTAATCACTCCTTTCTATATATCTTCATAATTCCTATAAAAGTAGTTTGTAGCATATCTGCTCGTGTCCATCGCATGGTTATTCTTATCAACTGGCTTTCCACTGTTCTCGTCGCGTACATACATACCAATTTCTTGTAGCCAACTGTAATGGTCATATTGATCGTTAAGTTGTTCAACAAGCAAATAACGCCTTTCGCTTAATAGCGACTGCATCCGCTCAATTCCAACCTCTATACCTTGCGCTTTACCTGTCACATCATGAGCATTGTTGTCTGCTCCTGCTGTATCAACACCAACCTTTTCCAGTTCTTCACGTAGCCAGCGACAGGCAGGGTCAATAAAAACAGGCTCATTTACTGGTACTTCATACTCTTTCATACACCATTGAATAAATTGTTTTATCTCAATGGCATAAGTTGAACCAGCTTTTACTTCTCCTGTATCCCTACCGCTATGATAATAGGATGCAACTTGGTTCAGCTTGTATTTATAACCGCCATCAGCTTCATGCTCGGTAATTACATAGCATTCGCAAACAGTCGCATCTTGTTGACCGCCATCGCCAAAAAAGACCATTTCGATTGGACGGCCTTGTAATTTTTTTATTTGATTCGCTTCAACGTCAAACGTTTCATAAATGATGCCTGCTGGTAAAACTCTTTTCCCATACCAATCACGTTGCAACAAATATGCTGAATGTTTGACCTCGTTATATATTTCTTGCTTGCGTTCGTCTGAAAGAGCCGGATTGTCTTTAGCGGTCCAATGCCTCCATTTATAACGCCCAGACTTCTCATACTGCGAAAAGATTTCTAACACTGGATGATTGGGTGCCGGTGGATTTAATTCTGCTAAATGAAATCTATTCTTTGCTGCAAAAGTTCGTCGAAAGCATTCTTCGATAAAATCTTTATGGAGTAAATTAATTTCTAAAAATGTAACGGTTCCCAGTGACATACCAGTAATAGCGCCAACACTATTGATCTTCCCGCCGCCTTTATAGTAAATTTTCTTTGGACCATTCGGAGAATGTATAAGAAGATGATCGCCATGTTCATCATGTTTCATTTCTGCAAGATTACCAAATATGTGCATCAATCCAAAGCCGTCACCGTCCATAAACAGTCGAAAAGCTTGTTCTTGATTGTAAGCAGTGACTAAATGATTCTGGTCTTCTGAAATAGAATAGATATAAGCCATTTTAAAGATGTCTGCTGTGGTTTTTCCTGATCGAGGAGTTCCCTCGTTGACTTCAAGAGTTACATTTTGAAAAGGGAATGTAATAGTTTCCTGTTGTTTTTGCGTAAATACTAGCTCATCAATTTTACTCAAGGTCTCCGTTTCCTCCTTTGGCAACATCTAATAGTTTATTAAGCAATGTAGTATCTTTTTCAGCGCCTTTAATAAGAGCTGTGCGGGCCTGTATATTATCTGTTGATGCAATAATTTGATTAAGCTTAGCCTTGCGTTCATCATGCTCATCAGCAATCGCAATAAATTGCTTAATCAACCCACTTAGTGTAGACATCGCACGACTTTGTGCATTTAAAAAATTCGCCTGTTTGTCCCAAGCGAATTGATACTCATATTTATCAGAACCACTTTCCCCGAATCCAACTTGTGTTTGAACTCTCGTTTCATCCTCGGTGTTTTCTACCCACATAATTTTCTGTGCTCGGATAATAGCGGCGTATTGAATTTGTATCTGTCCCCAAATTAAATCAGTTGGTTCTTGTTGATCCATCATACTAATAATTTCTATTGTGTCATCCGGAAGATATTTAGAGTACAATCCATGTGTACGTGCGTTTTGATTACCTTTAGGAGCGGCGCCGCCTTTATTGTTCTTAGCATTCCCGTTCCCTTTCATTGAATAGTAACGCTCCTTTTGATTCGTAACGTTACTATTGGTGTTATCACTCCAGTTATCTTCCGATTTCCATTTCCTAATCTGTGATGGTTTACAATTTAACTTACTGGAAATTTCCACAAGTGGCATTGTCTTATCTGAATCAAGCCACATTTTCTTTGCTATGTCTCTATTTGGATTTCTTGCTCTAGCCACTCACTTCCACCACCTCACATTCTGTGTTTGTATCGTTAATTAATTATTATCCTTAATTGTGCCTACGATGATGCTTAACGCTTCTAAATAATCACTCTTAGCTTGTTCAAAAGTCTTACCATTTAGCATAGCTAACCGCTCTATTTTCATGTAATGAATCTGGGCTAATGCAAAACTTTGTTCTTGTTCTGAACCAGCAATATTTATTTTGAATTCCGGCTCTTTTCCTTTTACCTCAGTTATCCCCGCTTTTATAATGTCTCTCATGTAATTAACTCCTTCTTCGTTTTTTATTATATACTCGGTAAGGATTTGCACCTTGCATGAACTAATTAATTTGTTTTACAGGAGTTTTAAGCTAAGACATACGTTTCTTAGCCACATTAGTTCTATCCTGTGCTTCGTCTACCTATTCCGCCACGAGTATGCGAGAAGTGGAGCGCAGACTCAATATATGATTTATTTTTGTAATCATCTTCACTTCTCATATATAGGTGGCAGGTGTGCGGCAAAAATAACTAAATCGCCATGCAAAACAGACTACCGTCGATCTGTTGTTGTATTTTTTCTTCTCCGCGATGTAGATATGACCTTACAGAACGAACGCTTATTTCCATCTCGTCGCTAATTTGTGAATACGATAAATTTTTTTCATGTTTTAACAAAAATACTTTTTTCTCTTGTGTTGACATCGTACTCATAGCGTCTTCCATTCGAATTTTGTCCCATTCTGAAATTTTCGGCTCGTCGTCTTCAAAATCATACGCAAGCCCATGCTCATATACGAACCACTGACGCATAGTTTCGACATCAGTAACACATAACTCCCTTTGTAAATTAGAACGTCTGTGAATCGCTCTCCGCGGCTCTGGTTCGTGCCCTAGTTCCATCCAGTCAATCGAATATTCTAAACTATCAATAATGCTGTTTAGTTTTGATATGACTGTTTTCTCTGGCACCTCTTGAATATTTCTTTTTTTTCCTGCAAACAATGGAGGTCGTTTTTTAGCGTCGATTTTAGTTTGCAGATTAGCTTTTAAATCTTTCGTTTCTTGCAAAGCTCCTCTGTACTCATTAATTAATTCTTGCATTCTTGTCACTCTCCCCAATGATTAATAAAAAAAGGACGTCACAACAGATTTAAACTGTTCATGACGCCCTTCGATTTTTTCGACCAGACTTATTTATTCAATTTTATTGTTTGTACGCTTTCGGCAGTGGTAGGTTTGCCATGGCTCCATGTGATAGTAGTTTTTCCGAAGCCATTTTCTGGTGGTTTTGTGATTAACTTTTCTTCGCCGTTTATGCGAGTGTAAACGCCATCTTCTTTTTTCATAAAGTCGCCCCCGTCCAACAATTTAAAACAAATTCCCCTTTTAGTCATTCCAGAATTCTTTACTTTTGTGATAAATCCCTGTGTTAAATCTGCGATGATATTCTTCTTTGTTTCTTTGTGTGAAATTAAATATTGTCGATCTAGCTATTTTAAAATAATCCGCAATCGCGTCTCCCGGTACGCCTGCGTGTCTTATTTCAACGAATTCAGCTACTGTAATGTCGTTCCATTGTTTGTTCCCAATAAACCTTTTTATCGTTTTATTCCAAAAGTTTTTCTTCTTTTCCTCTGTGTTCCTGTTCATCAATTGATTTAGCTCACGTTGTAGCTCTTTTAGCTCGTTATGAGGTAAATCATTATTTGTAATATAACTAATAATCTCCCGCTGCCTAGCCTTGTTCTATGTTACTTCCATTACCGCCATCTCTCACACCTCCATGAATTGTTTGCCTTTTAGTTTCAAACATTTAATTGATTGCATATACCGCATTTCGAAAAGTTTTTGCTTGATTCGAAACTCTTTTGTTAACATGCCTTTGATGTCGATTAATTCCTCATGTCCATCGCTGTATCGAACGAGAAAATCAGCTTTATATTTAATCGCTCGATACAGTTTTCCGTTTTTTCTAAACGAGTCTTGTAATGTGAATTCTGGTTGTAAATCGAAACTGGTTACTTCACCAGTCAATTTTAATAGTTTCAATTGCTGATAATACGCTGCTTCTGCTTTGCTATCGAACTTTATATTGTCAATAACTACTTTCTTCGCATTATATTTACTTCGCGTACTCGTTCGCCTCGTTAATGACGAACGCGGTATACTTTGCCTCAATTTCTTCGTCCCCCATTTGTTCGATTTCGCTAATTTGGTAGTTTGTAACTTCTGCAATCGCATTAGCCATTTGGCGGATGCTCATTGATCTATTTCTCAACTTTTTTATTGCAGTTTCTGCTGTCATTTTTATTCACCCTCTCGCTCAAAATGGCAAATCGTCATCTGAAATATCAATCGGCTTACCTTCGTTTGCAAATGAATCACTATTCTGGCTCGAACTAGCTCGATATGAGCCGTTTTTATTGTTATTTGAATAATTAGCTTCGTTTTGATTATTATTCGGTGTAGAGCCTTCTACAGCGTTCTGCTTAGGTTCCAAAAATTGAACACTCTCGGCCACTATTTCCGTCACATAAACGCGCTTACCGTCGTTCCCCTCATAGTTACGAGTTTGAACGCGACCATCAACGCCTGTTAAACTTCCTTTTTTTAAGAAATTAGCGACGTTTTCTGCTGGTTTACGCCAAACAACACATTGAATAAAATCAGCTTCTTGTTCTCCTTGCCCGTTTTTAAAAGGTCGATTGACAGCAAGTGTAAAAGTCGCAACTGCTACACCCGCTGGCGTATATCTTAGCTCTGGATCTTTAGTTAAACGTCCTACGAGCACGACACGATTCATCATTCACTTTTCCTCCTTCAAACTATTAAAGTCTGCCGTTCTGAGAATATCCCAGAGTATTTCCATCTCATTTACTCCATAACTAATTCAAACCGACTTTCTAACTCCCAGTTATACTTTTTAGAGCTATCAGGAATTTTTTCCCGTAAGTCAACACGCCGTAAATCGTAACTAATACCTTCCACAAGCGCTTCATAATCATAACTGTATAAATCAATACTCACTCCCATTTATTCCGCCACCTCTTTCTCGATAGACCAACCAGAGTCAATATTATTTACTAACCAGTCGTCATAAGCCTCTGTAATCTCTTTTTCTAATTGTTCAAGTGTTAATATATCGAACTCAATATTCAAGTCCGTTTTCAAAAGAAATGTTTCTGTTTCAAGTGATCCGTGCATACCAGTAGAAACGTAGAATCTTACTTTTTTATCGTTCATTCCGCCACCCAACGTTCTTTATAGACATCATCTACTTTTTCTAATTGACCCGAATACACTAAAATGACTTTTATCCAATCAAGACTATTCCAAATTTCCTCTGGTCTACTCGTGTCGTCATGAGGATGTATTCTTTCACTCATTTCTTCTATTGCTTCATAATAATCAAAACTTTTAACATATGGTCTATCATCTCTAGGACCTGAAAGTAAATCACGTTGTTTAGGACTATAAATGTAATCAATACTTACTTCGCAGCAACAGCCTGCTGTCCAAACGCTAGTCCCCTTATCATCAAAGTTATCCGTCATCGTAACAACTGGTAAATCAGGGTTTTCGATAATTAAATCTGCCAATTTTTTCATTTCTTCTTTTTGTCGTTCATTTACTCGTTTCATTCCGCCACCTCCAACAAATCCGGATTTTCGTGTATGTTGCCGTAAATCTCAATCTCTCTCATGCTTCACCCTCCACTTCCTCAACAGGTTCCTTAAGTAACCAGTATGCTTCACCTTTATTCATTGCTTTAATCTCTGATTCTGTGAATTGTGTTTTATACTCACTTGCTTCATCATTACTACCTACAAGTTTCTGATTATCATAATGAACATTTAGATAACCAGTTGCGTGGTCAATAAGTTGTACATAATAAAGCGGTTCTTTCTCGACTTCGTAGCCGTCCATCCACGCGCGGGCGAGTAGTTCTTGATTATCAGCTGATGAAATTAACCATCCGTACATTTCATCAGGCATACCTGCATTGCCATAATCTAACAAACAAGCTAAATCGTATTCTCTTTGTTCACAGTGATTTATCCAGTCATCGGCAAATCGCGGAACTACTACCAGTTCTGGTTCCTTTTCTTTTGCAATAAAACAATCTTTAGTAGCTATTATCTTGTCCTTAGAAACTTTCACTAAAGAGTTGCCTGTTCCAAACTCTTTACCGTTGTACCAACCACTTAACAATTCATTGCCTACAATTACGTGTACGTTTTCGCCTTCCTTAAATCTCATGCTTGTTCCTCCTTCATAAAAACTAACCAGTGCGTTTTAGAACGCTTATTACCGAAAAGCGGTTCAAAATCAATTATCTTTAAAATCTCGCTTAGCTTTATTTGGTCTTCGTTCCATTTGAAAATTAATATGCCATTTGGTTTCAAAACTCGCATACATTCTTCAAAACCCTTACTTATATCATCTCTCCAAGTTAGCAAATCCAACTTCCCATACTTCTTGGCCAACCATGATTTATCGCCAACTTTCACTAAATGCGGTGGATCCAAAACTACTAAGTGAAATGTATTGGTATCGAATGGCATACTCCTAAAGTCTGCTACAACATCAGGCTTTACAACTAATTTCCTACCGTCGCATAATTCCGTTTCTAATTCTCGATTATCCATAAAAGTGACGTTTTTATTTGTGCGATCGAACCAGAACATCCGACTACCGCAACAAGCGTCTAATATTTTCACGTCTGCACCTCGTCCCTCTCCGCTAACTTCGCTTTACCTTTTTTAAATTTCATTGTTTTCCTCCTTAATCTAATCCTTCATATAGACTTTTTGAAAAATCATTCTCATCTATGTTCTGAATACTATTGATTGCATCAACCAATTTCGCCTTTGTTTCGAGACAAGGCTTATAACCGTAACCTACGTACCTAATCATTCTTTCAAATGTCGATATCGGGAAATTAAGAGTATTGTCAACCACCAACCTTTTGAGATGTAAGTGTTCAAAAAATTGGGGATGAATTACTATCCGATGCTCCCCGTCAACAACGTATCGTGCTACTTTGGTAACAGTAAAGTCAAAGTTACTAATAACCTCTTCTGGTTCCCCAAAAACAGAGCGAACTAACTCTAATTGGGTTTTTGACGGAATGTGTATAAAGGCGACGACTTTACCAGTTTTATACACAAGTTTAATATGGTTTGCATCGCTAGCACATTTCTCGGTGTAATAATGAATTGCGTCATTTAGGTCTTTTTCGTTGCGGAAAAACATGTCAATATCCTTCACTTTTTCATGATTAAAAATATTTTTAAAACAGCCTCCCGCTATGAATCCATCGTGACCTTCTAGGAACTGGTCTAGGAAATTGATTTCGCGGTATTGTCGAGCTTCCTCATGTTTGTAAATCATAATTTTCTCCCCTTCTCAATTCTGCGTTTCGTTCCATCCCTAATCGAAATCCACCAATTCCAGCGAATAGATCTAAAAAGTTCACGTCTGCACCTCGTTTCTCTCCGCTAACTTCGCTTTACCTTTTTTAAATTTCATTGTTTTCCTCCTCCAAATCCTCTTCAAAATCCGCTTCCGTCAAAATATAATTAATCGCGCGATAGTATCTACGTTTTAAAAAGTCATTGCTAGCGTGAGTCTGCTCAATAGAATCTTTCAATTCTTCTAAAGTTCCTTGAAAACATCCAGTCGTCCAGATTTCCAGCTCTTTGATATACGTGATTTGATTGTTTTTTCTCGTAGTATTAATTTGTACAGCTATTACAGTTAGACTGACAACATCCCGCCAATTAATCCAATTTAAATCTGCATAACTTAAATTTGCATAACTTAAATTTGCACCTCTTAAATTTGCACCACTTAAATCTGCACGTCTTAAATCTGCATAACTTAAATTTGCACGTTCTCCATATCCATCACGTAACCATTTCTCATGCTTTTCTATAACGACATCTAGTTCTGCTTGATTCATTCTGCTTCCTCCTTCTCTCCGCCCTATTGCACTCTGTATCCGTTACAGTCTGAACTCGGTCACCTTTTTTGATTATATTCATTTAAAGCCGCCACCCTCATATTTTGCAATAAAATCAGAAACTAATTCTCCACAATTTCTGCAAACCACCACACGCCTTTCACCTTGTATCCCGTCATAGGATGTATCCTTAAATATCTCTTTATCCTTATGCCGACATATCTTTCTTAGCAGTCGATTTTTTCGAGTAACCCCTACCTCTGCAAGAGCTTCTTTTGTACCATCTTTTGTCATTCCGCTTCCTCCTAATCCAGTTTTATCACTCGCAAACCCTTATCTGACGTTCTTTTTCTGTAAGAAGGCGTAGCGTAGAAAAATATAGTTTCACGCTTTACTTTTCTAAACTCTGCTAATTCGTCTAACGTACCGATTTTTAACAGATCGTCGCCTTTGTAGAGGGCGTATTCTGTCATGCTCTCACTCCTTCATAAATACCAACCAATGCGTTTTCGCTCTCTTATTGCCAAGAAGCGGCTCGTGATCAATTACTTTTAAAATTTCGCTTAGTTTTATTTGCTCTTCATTCCATTTGAAAATTAATGTTCCGTTTGGCTTTAAAACTCGCATACATTCGCTAAATCCTTTTGCAATATCTTCTTGCCAAGTAGCAGAGTCTAGTTTTCCGTACTTCTTGGCCAACCACGATTTATCGCCAACTTTCACTAAATGTGGCGGATCAAAAACGACTAAGTGAAATGTATTGGTATCGAATGGCATACTCCTAAAGTCTGCTACTACGTCTGGTTTTACAACTAATTTCCTACCGTCGCATAATTCCGTTTCTAATTCTCGATTATCCATAAAAGTGACGTTTTTATTTGTGCGATCGAACCAGAACATCCGACTACCGCAACATGCGTCTAATATTTTCACGTCTGCACCTCGTCCCTCTCTGCTAACTTCGCTTTAATTTCCGCTACTTTCTTTTCTAAATCTCCGCTTGATTCTGATTCTGTTTTTTTATTCTCTGGCTGCTTCTCTGTTTTATCAAGCCAGTCAGGCAATACTTCTTGTTTCTGATTCTTGTTGTATTTGCCGTAAGTGGGCTTATTATACTTCTGTTCATTTTGTTTTCGCCTTTCCTCTTCCGCTGCATTCACATCAGCAACCGTTTTAAATCCTCTTTCTTCCCAGTTTCTAAGAATTTTATTAACGTATGCATAATTACGTTTGTTAGCTCCTTGTTCGGAAGTAACTTCCAATGCCTTAAAAACTATTTCTTGATTACCAGAAAAATCATCTACCCATGCAAGTAGTTTTTCTTGCTCGATCGGTAGCATCATTCCGAATCCATTTTGTTCCCAAAAATCCTTAAAATTTAAATCGCTGTTGTTAATGTTGTTGTTATCTTTATTACATTCTTTAGTTCTTACATTCTTGTTAGTTGTTAGCTGTTTGTTAGCTGTTTGTGAGTCGTTTGTTAGCTGTTTGTTAGTAACTGTGTTAGTTTTGTTTTCTAACTCTTGATAAACTCCCCAATTAACTACGTTTATAAGGGTGCTAACCTTCGTTGATTCCTTTGTTAGAAATCCGTAATTTTCAAATCTTTTTAACGCTGTTCTGACATTTTGCGATGAGATACCTTTTCCACATTCTTCTGTAATTGATTTGATACTTGTGACGAATTCACCCGGTTTTGCTTTGAAAGGTTTCCCTCTCCATTCCCACTCATTTTCCTTGTGATTTGCCATCATTAACAAAGTCACAAGGATGGTTTTTTGCTCAGGTGTAGAGCTTTTCCAAATTGGCTTTTCTTTTAAATCCCTATGCAGTTTAATCCACCCAAGTGACATAGCTTATTGCCTCCTACTCAACTTGTTTTTGCGCTTCTATCTCTGTTTCTAATCTCTTGATTAGTGCCGAAGCTTCACTTTTACTCATTGATTTAGTATCAGTCACTTTATAGCTCTCTAAAACAAATTTAGCATCATGTCCGAATGGTTCCCCGACAACTTTAGCCTTTGCAAATATAGCCTTTCTCTGTGCATCTGACGCTAAATGATTGTTTTGCGTTTGCTGTTTAGCTTGATTTTTATTACTTGGCTTTGTATTTCCACTTGCGCTGTTACCGTCGTCATCTTCATCACTTGCAATCCCAAAAGCGGCGGATAGTGTGTATCTGCGTGCGTATGTCAGAGCGCTTCCGGCTCCTTGTGCTGTGTTTTTATCAAGAGGCAACATAAACGGGTCGAACTCAACAAATTCACCACTAGCGTGCATTAAAATCGTTTTTACACCCACTTTATTTTCTTCCGTTAACGGAATTTGGATATAAGATAATCCTAATTTGGGAGCATGTTTTTTTACTGCGCTAATTACGCTCTCTAAAGGTACATATTTGCTTTTAAAAAATGGATTATCCGCTGATTTAGCAGGTTGTTCGGCTTGCTCTTGAAATTTAGATAATGCTTTACTTATCTCAATAATTGACTCGCTCGTTTTCATATTCCTACCTCACTCTCAATGATTCAGTTTGTACTAACTCAGCCCCTGGTACTTCTCTGCCCTCTTTCAGAGCGCTTGTAATAGCTTTTTTATCCAATTTTTTGGGTTGTTCGACTAAAAACATGAATAACTTTTCTTCGTCCTCTAAACGCAAGCTAGGAGGGTTCTTTTGAATGCTGATTGTAAATAAGGGGCTTTTAATTTTACGGATATCCACTTTTAACATTTCGCTTTCTAAATACTCTTTCATATTTTTTGCTTTTGCTTCTAGCGCTTTTTTACGCTTCGTTAACCTCTCTACTTCTTTAGCTAATCCATCGGTCTCAGCATCAATACTTTTTACCATTTTTATAATGTTTTCCGCCTTTTCTTCTATCGGCTCTCTGATGCTGTCTAAAGTATCTTGTAGCGTTTCTGCGTCTAAGTCCTCCGCCATTTCTAATACTTGATTATATGCTTGAGTCAATTCGTATAATTTCATGCCTTTATTCCTTCTCTCTGCTCGATTTTTTTAGCTAGCTTTTCATGTATATCAATTAATTCATCAAATAGTTTAGATCCTTCTAAGTTAGTTGATTGCTTCTTTAGTAAGTTATAAAGCGGTGTTAATTCATCGTCATAATCATGTATCACGACTTTAAAGCCATAATGAATCGTTTTAAAATTATCCATGTTATACCTCCATTGCTTAATTTTTGGATTTAAGGTATAATTTCTTTAAGGTAATATCTCAAATCCTCGACCCACACTGCTATGTGGGTCTTTTTTATTCTTCGTTTTCCGCCTCTTCTTCATTAGTACGCTCTAATTCCTCTAAATATTCGTTATGCCAAATTTGGCTTATCCTTTCAAAACTGGACCAACAAGCATCAACAACCATCGGATTTTCAACCACGTTTATCACTTCCTCTCAGCCAGTAGCCTGTTATCATTGACATTAGCGACACGAAAAACAATATAATAAATAAATCCATCAGCGCGAGACCTCCTCATAGCCTTTAAGCTTCAGCTCTTCGATATAGTCTGTCATTTTTTCGCAACCTGTTTCAATTAGTGCTATCTTCTGTCTGAAAGTCGGATTAGCAATCATTTTTGTTTTACTATTTGTATGAATTTCGCTATCTCCGAAGTTTGTTGTCTTTCTGAAAACTCTTTCTGCCATTGTTGTAGCCTCCTAAATTAAAATTAGAATTAAAATCAAATTACATAAGTTTATTAACGCTAATGCCGCCGCTATTATGACTAAGATGCTGAATAACATTTGACCTTTCATAGTGTGCGCCTCGGTATAATAATTTCGCGTAAATGTCCATTTACAAGCTCTTTAGTGACTTCAAATTTTTGATTAAATTTATCTGCTCTTTTTTTTCGTTCTTTTTGGTCCATATTTTCAAATCGGCCTTTAACGATATTATTTAATTCCGCGAAATTAATATTTTTTGATTCATAACCCTCGTAGTTAGCTGATACAAGTACTTTGTTCATTTTTCACAACTCCTTACTAATCCAGATTTCTTATAATATTGATCACGTTTAGTTAATACTTGTTGCAAGTCGATATTGAAAGTTTTTGCGATGCTTGTATTTAGCGTTAATCCCGCTGCTATAACGTCTGTTATCTCCGTAATCGCTTTTTTTGCTGCTTCTCGCTGATTCATGTCGCCTCTTTTCAAAGTGAATGACATAGCTTCTAAGCCTTGTTTTAGCGCTTTTATTGATTCTGCTACTTCTGATTCGAAACAAGCTGTTAACGTCATATGATGCCCGTCTAGTCCGTCTAAAAGTGGCGGTATCATTCCATTACTGAATTCATGCGCGAATAAATAGGTGCTTTGCGGTTCGTTATAGCTGTCTACTAACTGTTCTGCTTGCTCTAACGAAACTGTTCGTTTGCCTTTTACTTGGTTGCTTATCAGTGCTGGCGTTACATAACTGTCTATTGCTAGCTCTTTTTGCGTACGAGTTTCTGCTAAAACTTGCATCGCTTGACTTGCTGTTACTGATTTTTGAAACACAATATCTCAATCCTTTTTTTGTTATTTTTTCAGCGACTAATTAACAACTTATCGTTATATACTATTGTTAGTCGCTCCCCGTGACTATTGTTGTCTGTAAGCGTCGTGTGGTAGCGGCGCTTAAATTGTTTTTAATGATTGTTCTAAGAACTTATTTACAAAGTAAAGTTGTCCTTTGCCTGTAACTTTTGCTGTAATTGCTGTTTGCGCTCCGCTTGACCTTATAATCGCTGTTTCTTTAATCTTAAACAGTCCCAGTTCCATACTTTTTTGCGTAGGCCGATTGTAATCCGTGCCTTTTCTCGAAATGAGATATCCTCTTTGGCGCATCCATTCAAATAGTCTTTTCTCCCCAATATCGATGCCGTTTTGTTGGATTAGCTTAGCTAAATCTCTTATTAAAATGGTTCCTCTTGCATCGCTTACAGCTTCCGCAAACATCACTTTCGGCTTTTGTATTTCTAACCTTTGTTCCGCTTCTATCCGCTTCGTTTTTTCTTCTTTTAAATTTGTCGCTAGTTTGATTAGAAAATCAGGGTCAGTGATTGCTTTTTCGATTGTGTCATTTGTCATGTAAGCTCCATGCTTACGAACAGATGGCAATACTTCCGAAGTAACCCAGTCTTGAAATCTTTCAGCAGATTCTAGTTTTGATTTAAAAATCAACTGATATAGACCCGCTTCATTTATAGCGGTTAAATTCTGGCTTCCTCCAAGGGAGTCGTGTTTCACGACCCCCTTGTTTTTAAGGAAAACATGGCGTTTTAATGCATCGCGGCTATTTGAATATCCCAATACTTTTGCCACGTCTTTGCCGATAAAATGAGGCTCGTTTTCAATAAATACTGTTCTTACTTCATTTCCTTCAAAGTTGAAGATTTGTAAATTTGACATTTTGTTCTCCTTTCTGTTCGCCCCTTCACAATGCTATAGTTTTTGTGAAAGGAGGTGATATTTATGCAAAGAAATCATGTTTCCTCTAGTAGAATCAGAAGCATTGGCTGGGAAAATGATATTTTAGAAATCGAATTTAATGACGGCTCTATCTATCACTATCACAATGTTTCTCAATCAGAGTATTTAAGTTTTATTCATTCTGGTTCACTAGGAACTGCTTTGTCTCAATTGGATAAAGTTCATAGTTATAACAGAGTTAATTAATCATTGCTTCGTGTCGGTTGTATCAGAACTGACACGGAGTGGTTCAAACGCTAAATCCTCAACAATTCTCACTCCATCTACAGTAATTACTACTCTTGTGTATGGATTAAATGATATTTCTAACTCCTTGATTATTTCGTTTCCGGCTTTTTTAATGTTGTCATTCATTTTTCTTCCTCCTTTAATCGTTTTAAAAGAGCCTCTACTTCTAAACCATCTACATCTATTCTTTCTGGATAGCATTCAATAATTAACTTTGGTCGTTTACCGCCTAGTATTTCTAAATGAACACCTGTTACAAATCGTCCTACTTTCCAGTCACCAAGTTGAATGGCATTATATGCAGACCCATCTTCTCTTTGACTAGTTTTGATTGACAAAGTTAACTCTTCGTTACTCATGTTCTAGCCTCCTATTTTCTTTTGCCCAAATCGCCGTTAGTTTTTTCCGATAATCTATTAACTAATGAATTAATTTCTGAATAAAGTTCCGGCAAAATACTTAAATCGCTAAAATCTTCGCCAGTTATACTTAATTCAATGGTGAGTACTGACTCTTTTCTATTTCTCTTGGTTAGGAAAGAGTTTGTAAATGCAATTTTCCTCATGTTCTAGCCTCCTATTTTGGTTTACTCTCCAATCTGATATAATTAATTTGATTGGAGGTGATATTATGGCTTATAGCGAAAAAATTGCTGACGATATTAGAAAACTTTATGCTGCTTCTCCTCTCGGTATCTCCGAATATACTTTAGAACAGTATAGTCAGCAGGATGTCTCAGATACGGTTAATGCAATGCATGCAATTGATCAAGAAAAAATTCAAGAAACGGAAATTGATTACACAGGAACCGCTCGAATTACTTTTAACAAATAAACTACATATCCGCTGTTATTAGTATCTAGCGGCGGATAAATTTCTTCTAAGCCTTTTCTCAAACTTTTTCGTGACTTTTTGTTACAACTCTATCAAAAAAAATTTCATCTACCTTTCTATTGTATAACTTTGCAATATTAAACATCAGTGTTAAGGACGGATTTCTAGATCCATCTTCTATATATCCAAGATGTTGTGGCGTTATCCCCAAAGACCTTGCTACACTTGCTTTACTTCTCTCTCCCCTTAGTTCTTTAAGGTTATTACTCATAAAATGCTCACCCTCTTTCGTAACTTTATGTTACTTTATATATATTAATATACACGTAACTTTACGTTACGTCAAGAGATAATTGTAACTTTTTTTTACATATTGAGATTTTAATTGAACGTAACACAAAGTTACTATATCATTGTGAGTACAGGAGGCGATTATATGTTCGGTGAAAGATTACGTTCATTACGCGAAAACAAAAATCTAACTCAGCAAAAAGTAGCTGATGATTTGAATATAAAAAGAGAAAATCTTTCTAATTATGAAAGAAATAAAAGAGAACCCGATTACGAAATGCTGAAAAAACTAGCTGAATATTACGGAGTATCACGCTCATATATATTAGGTGAAACAGATAAAAAACATTATTGGGAATTGAATGACAAGGACGAACGAAGTATTCAAAAAGATCTTCAAAAAATGATTGACGATCTGTCTAATTCAGACGCCTTTGCTTACTCGAAAGAAGATGGAGAAATGGATGAAAATACAAAAAAACTATTAATTATGTCTCTTGAAAATTCGTTAAGGATTGCAAAAGAAGAATCTAAGAAACGATTTACTCCTAAAAAATATCGAAAATAAATTAGGTGGGATAGTATGGAGATGAGTGAATTTATACAGCAACAGATACAAAAGCTTGTTAATATTCATGAAACAAGAAATCCGTTTTTAATTGCGAAAGAAAAAGATATTCTTATATTAAAAGAAGACTTAGGTGAAGTTTACGGTTATTATAATAAAGTAAACAGAATTAAAATGATTCACTTAAATAATCGCTTTCCAGAAGAACGACAATTATTTACTTGCGCTCATGAACTCTGTCACGCTCTTATACATCACGATGAAAACACCCCACAGCTATCCAAACAAACGATTGTATCAGAGTGGAAAGTTGAGAAAGAAGCCAATTACTTTGCAACACAATTACTAATAGATGAGAGTCATTTAGAGCACTATATTGATACTATAGATAAAATAATTAGTTTTTACGGTTTGCCAGAAGAAATGAAAAAATATTTATAAGGGAGAATGAAAATGAAAAAAGGGATTGTTTTAGGATTAATTTTATTACTTAGTTTTGTTTTGTATGGATGCGGAGAACCTGAACTAGATATTAGCAAGGATCCCGGAAAAGGATATTATCTACAATACAAAGGAACCACTTCTGATGAGGCAAAGATAACTTTAAAAAATGAAAGCGGAGAAACAAAAAAACTTGATGTAGAGAAAAATAGTTTTACTGCTCTAGTGCCTAGACTAACTTCTAAGGCAATCTACACTGTAATAGCTAAAGATAAAGATAAAGAGACAGAAACTAAGTTAGTAGTTCCTAAACAAAAAAAACTTGTTTCTTATGAAGATTTAAAAGGACAGTTTAATTATATTTATGAAACTGAAGACAAGTTATCTATTTCTCTTCCTGATTCTATAAACAGTAATGAAGAAATAACACCGGGATTTAAAATTATGTCTGATGGTAATAACGTAATGTCAATTTTATTAACATACAGTTCTGAGGATAATATTGGTATCACTGATTATAACGATTTTACCTATTCAATTGCTGCTATTATGATGTCGTTAGATTCGGAAAATAGTTTAGATAAAGTTCTTGATGCTTTAAATAACAGTATGGATAATCAAAAGGAAAATAAAGTCACAGTTAATGATATTACTTATCAATTTTCTACAATTAACGCTGGAACAACAAATATAACAACTTTAGAGATTTTCCCAAACTAATTAAAGCCTCCGGGCTTTTCTTTTTACCGGAAAATATTGGAGTGAGCGCTATGGAAAAAGAGGGATTGAAGGAATTGCAATATGATTTAAACTATTTAGATGACAATGAAGTTCAACAGTTAATAAAGTCTATAAAAATACTCAAGCAAGAAATACCAGTAGAAATGCCTGAAATTAATGATTTGTACTCTATTTTCACAGCATTAGAGCAGTTTTTAGTGTATAATAATATTAAGTAAATTGAATTGAGGTGGTATTATGCTAGGGAGCGAAGACTTAAAAACTATATATAATAATTGGATAGTTAAAAAATTCGCTTATAAGGATATTAACTCTGGCGTAATAAGAATTGATACACCATTTTTTGATAGGCATAATGATAGCCTTATTTTATATGCTCTTATTGACAGTAATAATAATATCGTCTTAACAGATGGCGGTTATGTTTTAGACGACTTAGAATCGTCAGGGGTAGATATTATTGCTTCACCTAAAAAGACAGAGTTATTGAAAAAACATTTAAACTCTTATGGCGTTAATTTAAAAGATTCAGATCTCTCCATCAAAACAAATGTCAAAGATTTTCCTCATCATAAACATAGGTTATTACAGGCAATGCTTTTTACAAATGACATGTTTATGCTAGGGAAAAAGACAGTGAAAGGTATCTTTTTTGAAGATGTTGCCAAGTTCTTGGAAAAAAATAATATAAGAGCTTTTCAAAATGCTAATTTTGTTGGAAACTCTGGAATGACCCATAAGTTTGAATTTTCAATACCCGGTATTAAAAATATTCCAGATAAGTTAATTAAAACTTTGAATGTTCCCAATAACGAAATGTACGCAAAGGCTTTAACAGCTGATGTTAAAAACACTGCTGAGGTTTTGAATAGACCATCTAAATTTTATGCCTTTATAAATGATCAAGAAAAAGAAATAACACCAGATATTCTTCATCTTCTTGAATATGATAATATTAAAGTCATTCCCTTCTCTAAGAAAAAAGAAATAATTGCTGAATTAGCTCAATGAAATAGATAGTTTTGACAATTATATATGACTTTGATAATATGTAGTTACTGAGGGGCGCAGGTGCCCACTTATTTTTTAAAACTGGAGGACTTAACGTCCAACAAAAGGAGTAACTCTTTAAAGGGTTGCTCCTTTTTTCGCCAAAAAAAGAACGTATGTGCGAAAGGAGAACGGAAATGAAGGCAGCTATTTATATACGCGTATCTACTCAAGAACAAATAGAGAATTACTCTATACAAGCTCAAACTGAAAAGCTAACAGCCTTGTGCCGCTCGAAGGACTGGGACGTATACGATATTTTCATTGACGGCGGATACTCCGGCTCAAATATGAATCGTCCCGCACTAAATGAAATGCTAAGTAAATTACATGAAATTGATGCTGTAGTCGTATATCGATTAGACAGACTATCCCGCTCGCAAAGAGATACGATAACGCTTATTGAAGAATACTTCTTAAAAAACAATGTAGAGTTTGTTAGTTTATCTGAAACGCTTGATACAAGTTCTCCTTTCGGTCGTGCAATGATTGGTATATTGTCCGTGTTCGCACAATTAGAACGCGAAACAATACGAGATCGCATGGTTATGGGGAAAATTAAGCGTATTGAAGCAGGGCTTCCTCTTACAACAGCCAAAGGACGAACATTTGGCTATGACGTTATAGACACTAAATTATATATTAATGAAGAAGAAGCAAAACAATTACAAATGATTTATGATATTTTTGAGGAAGAAAAAAGCATTACAACTTTACAGAAGAGACTAAAAAAAATAGGATTCAAAGTGAAATCATATAGCAGTTACAACAATTGGCTGACTAATGATTTATACTGTGGCTATGTATCTTATGCGGATAAAGTGCATACAAAAGGTGTTCATGAGCCTATTATTTCAGAGGAACAATTTTATCGAGTTCAAGAAATATTTTCTCGCATGGGTAAGAATCCGAATATGAATAGAGATTCAGCATCGTTGCTAAATAATTTGGTAGTGTGCGGAAAATGTGGACTAGGGTTTGTTCATAGGAGAAAAGATACTGTATCCCGCGGAAAAAAATATCATTATAGATATTATAGTTGCAAGACTTACAAACATACTCATGAACTAGAAAAATGCGGAAATAAAATTTGGAGAGCTGACAAACTCGAGGAATTAATTATTGATCGCGTGAATAACTATAGTTTCGCTTCTAGGAATGTAGATAAAGAAGATGAATTAGATAGCTTAAATGAAAAACTTAAAATAGAACACACAAAAAAGAAGCGGCTTTTTGATTTATATATCAGCGGTTCTTACGAAGTTTCAGAACTTGATGCTATGATGTCTGATATAGATGCTCAAATTAATTATTATGAAGCACAAATAGAAGCTAACGAAGAATTGAAGAAAAATAAAAAGATACAAGAAAATTTAGCTGATTTAGCAACAGTTGATTTTAACTCTTTAGAGTTCAGAGAAAAGCAACTTTATTTAAAATCACTAATTAATAAGATTTATATCGACGATGAACAAGTTACTATTGAATGGCTCTAG